TTTAACTCTCTTGATGTCATCATTGAACTCACCCACTTCATTTTCTGAGACTAAGCCTATAGACCCTGTGAAGCAGTATCTCTCTGGTAGTAGATTCTTCAATGGGAATAGAAATGACCCTATCACGCAAGAATACTACCTTCCAAATATCGAAGAAAGAGTAAATCCTAATAGGGTTAGGAAAAATTTTTCTATTGATCGAGTAAGGACAGAACCTCCAAAGCGCCTGGACTCTCCTTTAGTACCTTATACTGAAGATATAATATCTTACATAGACACTAATAATGAGAAGACTATGGTTGATGTCCAAGCAAACCATCATGCTATGATCAGATTCATTCGTTCTAGTATGGTGAAATTACTGAAGAGTGCTAATATTGATGGATATTCTTTCAAACATAACATGAACTTATTAAAATCTCTGATTCGAGAGAAGTATAGTGTAAGGGCAAGTAGAATCCATACTACTAGTTATTCTCTAGCCATCAGGGCCGCAGATAAGGACCTGAAGATACTATGCCCAGATGTGAATAATCAATTTGGGCCTATTTATGAGGGTGAAGATACCATCTCATTTTTCTTTCTGGTCCAACGTATAAGGCCTATGATGGTAATGAAGAAAGGGCAGACTAGCAACTCGAAATTCGAGGCTGGTATCTCTGTCGGTGATCTAGGTGAAAGGGTTGCTGTAGTCCAAAATGAGCGATATTCTTATATCTTATTCATGTTCGGCACACACTTTGCTCTCTGGCACTCCAACTGCAGTGAAGTTTTTATGGGTCCAATGACATACTTAGATTACATGTATACTATATGCGATGTCATCAACAATAGCCTAATCATTGCATCCCAAGATGAATACTTAGTGTTCAAAGATCTGATAAACTTGTTAAATCATTCAATACTAGCAGATTATGATCACAATATGATAGTCACGTATTTCAAATCGTATGAAGCTTTTTGCCTTTATATCGCTGATATGAAAACTCATACATTAGTGAATTGGGAGCCTGTGATGGATACTCTATTGACTATGCTAGAGATATCAAATGAACTATCACCTACAAAGATAACTAAGGAAGAAGCACTACATTATATAACGTCAGTTGATACATCGTATCAGGGGGGTTCATTGTTGGCTACGACCTGCAAGATACTTGTTAAATTAACAGATCTAGAGCTTCTAGAGGCCTCATCCTTACATAAATTTGTTTTCTTCGCAGAGATCAGGGGAATGACAGGTATACATAAATTCCTGAAGAGGGTACACACCAAGAGAGTAGTAGACCCTATAAATGAAAAACAACTAGTTTCATCGATAAAAAAAGAGTTCACTATCAATTATACAAGGAAGTCCGGGATGCTACCAAATATTACAAGCCCGATAAGTAAGATACTTCGATTGACTCAGATGATGAAGGATAATGAGATCGATAGTGTAGATACATACGGATTAGCATGGTGGGATGATGTTGAATTCGGGAAAACATTGGAGTACATTGAGGGAGGGAATCCAGTAGAGTATGCTAAAGATAAGGGGGCAATCAAGTATGATGTTACATTTGGGCCAAAAGATTCTGAGAAAGAATTGGTTACAGTTATGTCAACGGAGGAATATAAAGAAGATAATTTCTTGGATGATGTCACTACAGATGATATTCCTACAGAAGTCTATGTCACTACAACTTCTGAAAATCCTGAGTATGTTAGGTTCCCAGTGAGATTGTGTAATAAAGAGAAAGAACCCAAACCGGAAGGGAGAAAATTCGGAGTTGCTCCTGCACAATTCAAACATCAATTGAGTAAATACATGAATAAATGCAAAGTGTTCTTGAATTACTTAGGTGAACAGTCTATGACAATGAGTGATAAAAACAGGAAGAAATCACATCACGAGATGGCCCAGGATTTGTCTGAGGATTCATTGTTTGCCATTATGATGGACATAGAAGGCCATAACCAATCAATGCAACCTGATAATTACGCTAATGCAATACATCTGATAGGTACTCTATTTGGTGAGGACAATTGGCATAAACTGGCTCATTTATTTAAAAATTTGACAGTATATTATTATGAGGATTACAGTGAGAAGGTTATTGTCAGCAAGGGTCAATTAGGAGGAATAGAAGGGTGGATGAATCCAGTTTGGACAATGATTACTTTGCAGCAACTTAAATTATTACGTTATAACACAACTCTCACGATTCCGAAGAATATGTGCTACTCAGATGATGTAGTATCCATCATAAAGTTACCGCTCCAGACTCAAGGGGCTATAGATATTGTACTCAACACTATATCCAGAGAATTTCATAGACTCGGATTCTTAGTCAAGGCTTCCCAGTCGGCCGTATCTAAGTATAGAATAACACTTCTTAGGCAACATTCCGTTAAGGGATTGCGAGCAGATTCTACTCTCAAGAGATTATTGTCTTGTTCAACTGCGAATAATGCAAGGATCTGTGCTGATGAGATTGAAGTCTCTGCGATATCTTCAGTCTGTAGTTCCGCCATGGATTGTTCCTACCATTTACGGACTTGTATATTGATGAAATGGTATAAGACATTCTTCTTCACCTCATATCTTATAGGATCATTATTCGAAGAGAGGAGAGTTGATAGTGTGATATCACCAGAAAATCTAGGCCCCAGAATTAGTTCGATATTATATAATATTGATGGACCTCAATACCATGAGATTGCTACTCAGGATAGTTTATTGACTAGGCATGTGAGAGAGAGAGAAATGAGGGATTGTGACTTATTGGGGCACAAGTGGGGACCTGACCATTTCAAAAGATGGATGTCGGAGTTACAAGGTGATACTCTGGAAGGTGTGCTAAAGAAACGTATTCCGGATGTAATCCTGTACTTAAGTCTAGAAGACGATAAGGTCTTCGAATTATGGATCATGATTCTCATCATGCCAGTTTCTCTCGGGGGTTGCGGTGTTGAATTATGTATCAATCAATCGATCAGTGGTAATAGTGATTCTCTACTTAAGTCCCTATATTATGCTAAATTAATGATAGAGAATACCTTCAAATTCAAGGATTTTGCATATTCTATACTAGAGAATGCTCTCAAATTAGATAGAGACACTATTGATGAATTGAGAGTAGGGAGATTGATTCAATCAAAGTGGATTACTAATCCTAATATCAATAGAGTGACCGATACAATCAACAATAAACTGATAGGGGTGATGAGGAGACTCACCAAGAATAAGGCATTACTGAATATATTGGATAAGAAGCAGCTTGAGAAACCACTGATGAATCATATAGTCTCGATATTTAGTGATGATTTCAATCACAGAGTATGCCAATTCTATTTCGAGAATAGTATAAGTTCAATGATACAGTTCTTATTGAAGAAATTAGAAACTAGTACATCACTAATCAATAAAATAAAGAATGTCGATGAATTGAAACAACTACTCACAGTTAGGACTAGGAGGAATATAGTATCTATGTTAACTACGGGGCAAATAACATTTGGTAGGCTCGATAGGGATACTGATGTGCTAACTTATCTTCAAGAAAGGAGGAAAGTTATTTACCCTAATATTAGATTCACCGATATAGAAGAACCATTATATGACGAAATATTATCAGAGACCCCAGAATCCAGCGGGATAATCAATGTGATGATGGGGAGTCCCATGAGATATTCAGATGGAAGAGTAACATTCAAAGAAGGACTATTTGAATCAAGCACTCTATACAAAGGTGAATTGCTTGATGAGGAGATAATCATGAAGACACGTGAGGAAATGTTAGTTGCCAAACTTGTTGCAGTGACAAAATGGGCAGTACTGAAGACATACCCGACAGTTGAATTGGACGATGATAACTATGCCTATAACTTCACAGCTGCATGTAAAGCTTCCATGGCTACTCTGACTGACAAGCCACTGAGAGAAATATTGAATATGGTACCATTAGAGACCGGAGGTGAAATATTTCATAGATTACCTGGGCAACAATTTAAATCAAAAGTAGGTACAAAGATACTACCCAATCATACTCAGTATATCAGTACACATCTTAATCAGACTAGCATAATTGAAAATAATCTCGAGGATAGTAACATAAACTTTGAATATATCAGGATGAGGTTCTTACTAATGTATGCATACAGATACAGATATACTGGATGGTTACCGACATTTGAGACATTCGGATTTACTAAATTGACTAACATTGTCGATGTAAGAGTATATACTCCAAAGGTAGTAGATTTGAGAAAGGTGATTCCTTTTAACACTGAGTCGATCATAATCAGCAAAAGCATCAATTATAGCAGGGTTGCACTAAGCTCTACTGCTTACCTATATGAGGAAGATCTGCAAGAGGTTTTGACCAATATAAATCACCCAGCAAGGAGAGGTATCAAGGCAGCAGTTGCTATGAGAGACGAAGAATTAGTTTATAATTACTTCAAGAACCTGGATAAGGAATTCTTATTACTAGATTATGGTATCAGTAACAAATCCTATTGGAAGCCACTGGTTGATAAAATGAGTGATACTAGTCTAGACTTCTCAAGGCTTTCCCCAGATGCTAAAATCAATTATATAGAATTATTATTGAAGAAAAGGCTCCATGAGATGCACTATTCTACTAAGTATCACGATTATAGGAAGAAGTATATGAGTAGGCTAAGAGATTTAAAACAAATAGGTGGCCCATTAGATAAGAACTACATTGCATTAAAAGCTAAGATCTTCTTATCTAGAGAAGAGGAGCCATCGAAGGCTGCAGATTCGATAGGTAGGATGACCTTTGAAAAATTGAAGAGAGATCTAGAGTCAGCAACTGCTAGTCTAATAAAGGATTTAGCTCTGGGTTATGCTCTAGTCTTGAAACTTATCAAGGATAATGTCGTCATTGATGTTGATGCAACATATGAAAATGTATATAGCGTCATAGAATCATCATATTTCGATGAGAATCTACCTTGGGATATCAGAACTAGTTGTCTATGGTTCGGGATTGACAGACTTAAGAATTATATGAAGGGTGCAAAAAAAGGCTTAATAAAATATTTAAAGACAGTAGGTAGATTATCCAAGGAGAAATACATCTTCCCAAATGGTGGTAAGATCAAATACCCAGTAAGTAGGATATCATTGAATAATTTAGAGTTTGCACCAGAGTTAGATCAGATAGTTTATGCATCATTTTCTTTCTCGATCTCTGTTTTCAATGATATCACTATCATCCAGAATACTGTGAAGAGCTGTAGAAGAATTACAGAATTATATGGTCACCCCCAATCATTAAATTCTATGACTGGTTCTGATTCATTGATGGCTCAAGTCGGCTTACTGAGGTATTTGATGATAGAGGGAGTGATAACAGGGAACAATGATATGACATCGTTAGCTAGTGGGAGAGGTGATATATGTTTTGCTGCCGATTATTTAGGGATACAAATTGAGGCATATTCGAAGCCAGTGTTATTTTCTAAGATGGGTGTCCACCCGAATGTGAATCTAAATTATGATTTCGACTTAAGCGATTTCGCTAGTATCACGATGGACAATTTAGCAAAAGTCATCTTGATCGACTTGTCATTCATCACTGGCAAAGACGAAGGGATACTGGATACTATTTTGGAATTGATAACTAGGGGTCATATAGTAATATTAAGGGCAAGTTCCATCAGGATCTCATCTGAGTCTTTCACCAATGAACTGATAAAATTGAATGTATCGGTCAAATATTATCATCCCACTTCTAATTTTTTTATACCATATCAGCACTATATCTCGTTCCAGAAAATGACAGATGAAATAATACATAAAGAATGTAAATTGCATGAAGAATTAGGTTACCTCCTTATGATGGACCATTATGTCAGCCATATAGATTATACAAACATGATGACAGTACCTAATCAGAGAGTAGAGAACTCAATAAGTCATATGATTGACCCGGACCTCACGACAAAACAGATCGTGACAAGTCTAGATAAATCCACTTATCATCATTATAGGCTGAATGCTGTTAGATCTATCATCCGGAAGGGAAATCTTGGTAATGTGATAGCATTGAATCCAACTTCATATAATTATCTTATATCGGGTGAAGAGAATGCATCAAAAATAATATTAGTTGATGTCGGTCCAGAATTGTGGCTAGGGAAGACTGAAGAGGATTGTGGTTATACAAAGCAAAAAGGTTACCCTCACTGGACAAAAGCATTAAAAGAAATGCATTCGTTCATTAATGAAATTTTGTATATAGATATAAGTAATTCTCCCCTGGACATGATTGCAAAATTAGGTAGGGTACACCCGTTGAAAGAAGTCAGATCATATTTGAAGAATTATATTATATTCAGGGAAGATGGTCTAGACGTATCATTGATGAGTGATATTGAATTAGATGAATTGAACACCAGGGAATCACTTGATGATACTTCAGTAGATACATCATTATCTAATAATGTCCGTACAGTCCTAGCTATCATCATCAAAATGGCACTAAGAGGCAATTACAGAGATGGGCTTCGGATGTTATTACCGACTATAAGAGATTCTACGGACGAAAAGAGTAGGGCATACAACCGAGTAGTCATTTATAGGAAATTATCTTGGTATTTTTATCATGTCAGAGACACAATAGGAGAGAGCGGTTTGACATTACAGGACATTGAATTACTAGAAAGGCATATCATATCACCTCGGCGTCAGTTAAAGTTGAAGAAAATAGAAAATGAAATGGATAAGGTGGATAACGTAGAATTGACTAAAATGCGTGATTCCTTGATGGCGAGTATGTCTGAATTTATCGAGGGATTGGCATCGGGGACTATTCCAATGATACCCTCCGAGATGATACAGAATACTGAATCCCAAGTTGTTAATCTAAGCAAGGATGATGCATTTGTGGGGGACATATCAGGTGGTCTGATAAAAGATCGGCAAGGGGCAGGTGAGGATGATGATCCTGGTGTATTCGACCCAGGATTAATTATTGGGCAGAGCCTAGGTCAATTGAGCCATTATACTGATGGTATGTTCGAACTGATGAATAAATACATCGAATCAGGTGGAAATCTCGTTGATGATGTTGAGGAAGTAGAGTGGGACGGGTGGGATGATGTGGAACCTGAAGAATTAGTAGAAGAGGAGGCACCTGAGGGCATAGGTTGGGGCGACTGATCGGGGACCATATGATGGCAAGCAGATGATCGATAGTCAATATCTGGTAACTGGCAATGGAACAATGGACAACATCGACAAGATACTACGGGGCCACGAAGTACACTTGATGAGAATCTCTTAGTGTGAAGTAATTGTATCTTAGAGTAGAAGGATCTTTAAT